GCTCAATGCAGACCTAGCCATGCACGGCCTTGGAACCGACCTGTCTCAAATCCGCCGCGCACTGGAACAGCTCGATGACTGATCGCGTTCCGGATTTCGGGGAAACAGTCCTGCCGCCTGAGGGTGCGGTAGAGCTAGAGGCCGACGAGCAAGACGGTCCCAGCGACTTTGAGCTGTGCAAGGTCTATCGGGAGGCGTACTTTGCCCACCCGATCCGCCAAGGGCCGTATGCGCAGGCAGCGGGGCTTCGTGCTGTGCTGGCGCGCTACGGCAAATAGGTAGCCGGTGGTGGGTCCTCACGCGGTGTCCACCTTGTTTCCCGCAGCCGGCTGCTACTGGACCGCCTAGATCCCTCAAAAAAGGTCTAGGGCCAAAAGCGTAGCCACCCCATCCCACCTCTGCGAATGTGAAGAAAAGCAACAGGCTGCCCTTGCGGTTGGGCGGCTTGTGTGCAACACTAAGGGCAAGCCCGCCAAGGCGAGCCCTCCATTACTGATTAACAATGCACGAGCCATTTCAAGCCAAGATTTCCAACACCGATCTCAGTCCGTGGTACTACGCCGTGGGCTGGGCCAAGCACTCGCTCCAGTTGCAGATCACCCGCTACAAGGGCTTTGGTCTGAACACCAACTACGAGGAGAAGCAGGTCGAAAAGCTGGTTGAGCTGGAGCAATTCCTCAAAATGTCTTGGGACCAGTGGATGGATTCCCTGCTTCCCGATGAAACTGCACAGGAGGTCAAGTGAGCCAGGTACAAAGCATTGAGGAGCTGCGATTTGAAGGCGACCATCTTGTGGTCGATGCCGTTGTTGACGACATGGTGGTGCGCTATGCGCAGACCGCCTTCGAGCCAGCGGAGTGGGGGCCTGCCTTGTGCCGAGGCACCCTCTACTTTTCAGATGAAGACTTGATTCCAGCTACAGATGCCGAACTCAGGGCCATGCTCACAGATCGGGTCGACGACTGGACTCCACTCGACACGTCTGATTGGGACGTCTGAAGCTCGTGACCTGCGTAACCAGGACGACTATGACGACTGGGAAGTGGGTCTAGAGCCCATACCGGGGGATACGCACTGGGTCCGGGTTCGCACCTTGACCCAGCTTTACCGCCACCTCATCTACGTGTTCGCCACCAGCGACACCATCAACTCCACTCGACTCGCACAGCTGGCGATCCACGAGATTCTCAAGTTGAGACTCACGGATCTCACCCGGATACGCCAGCAAGATCCCAACTACTTCGCATGACTGACTGGTACGCCGACTACTACCGCCAATCGCGGGGCTACAACGACAACGACAACGACTTGCGGGAGCTGCGCAGTGCTCCACGCAAGCCATCGACGCAGGTGCCGGACGTGTTTAAGCACAGGTTTGCCACTCCAGCTGAGTACGATGCCTGGGTCGAAGAGCGCCGCCGCGCTTACTTCGGCTGAACTCGATCCAACACGAATGACTGAAACTTCAATGGTGCCCTTCTACCGTTCCTATCTGCTGGGTGGTAAGACGGTCTACCTCGATAAGTTGTCCGAGCTGTCCGATAGCGAGCTGAACATGCTCAATATCGAGACCATGGCTTCCCTGGAGGAAGCTCGTCGTGATTACGACGCCATCGAGAACAAGCAAAGCGAGGAGGGCGGTTCTGTCTACCGCCGTCTGAAGGTGGCGGGCTATTTCCAGGCTGCCATCAAGCTGGAGCTTCAAAACTGACCATCCCCTACTACACTGCACACGTTCTTACCCATGAGCATGTACGTCCTCTCTGAATCCCAGTTCGATCAGATCTCTAAAGCACTTGAAGCAGCACGCTTTGCATTGGAGACGTCCCAGCACGTGCAGCTGGATCTGACCAAGCCCAAACAGACCATTCCCCTGCCTGCTGGTGAGAAAATTGTCCGGGCAACGTCCGTACAAAAAGCCCAGTCTCAAAGTAAGACTCGTAAGTCCAGCCGCAAGGGCAAGCGTGGGCACGCGGTGTTGACGGAGCCCAAGGTGTTGGAAATTAAGCGCCAACTCGCTGATGGCGCGAAGTCTGTCGCAAAAATTGCTCGTGAGTTTGGCGTTCACGTCACCACGATCAACTGCATCAAGTGGAACAAGACTTGGAAGCACGTGACGCTCCAGCAGCCCACTCCGGTTGTGGTGGCTGACTGATGATCCTCTGTGATCACGAAATTCACAACTTGGCGCGGCGGGGCTTGGTCTCGCCGTTTCTCCAAGAGTTGGTGAATCCGGCCAGTCTCGATGTGAGACTCGGTGAGAATCTGTTGGTAGAGATGCCGCAGGTGCCTGCGTTACTTCCTTTCAGCATTGCTGGGCATACGCAGGAAAAGCCGTTCATGCTCCAGCCGCATGAGTTCGTGCTTGCCGAAACGATCGAGGAGTTCGATTTGCCTGACTGCGTTGCTGGGCAGCTGGCGCTGAAGTCGAGTCGTGCCAGGGAAGGGATTGAGCATCTGCTCGCCGGGTACATCGACCCTGGGTACAAGGGGCGGCTAACACTGGAACTGCAAAACGCTAGGTCCATGCACGCTGTTCCGTTGTGGCCGGGTATGCGCATCGCGCAGATTGTGTTCCACAAGATGTCAATGCTGCCCGGCAAAAGTTATTCCGTTACTGGTCGCTATCAAGGCGACACTGCCGTTCAGGGTTCTAAAGGATGAGTGATCCAGTGAATCAGCCCAGCCATTACACGGCTGGAAGCGTCGAGGTGATCGACGTAATTGAGGATTGGGTAAAGCACGCTCCAGATGCTGTCGTTGGTGGTCTGCAGTGGCAGGTCATTAAATACGTCAGTCGGGCGTGGCTTAAAAAAGATCCTTACGAGGATTTTCGCAAAGCCCGTTGGTATTTGAACCGTTTGATCGACACTTTGGCCACGGAGCCGTACCAAAACTCTTAAAACACTGAAATGACTAATTACTGCACTCACAGTTTTCGCAAAATTGTAAACACGTACAACTGGAGGAATGGGTCGACGATTCGCTCGTACCGCTTTCGCTGTAAGTGCTGCGGATACAAGTGGAATGTTTACTACGACAAGAAGCTCAAGCGGGAAGTTGTTCCAACGCACAAGTCGGATAACCAGCCGCTAGAGACTAGGAAGTTGACGCCTGAAGAGGTCAAGCTGGTCCTTACGGATAAGCGTGACAACGTTGCACTGGCGCGGCTTTTGGGGGTAGTGCCCCAGTCGGTTAGTCAGATCAGGACAGGGCGGTCGTACAAAGATTTGTGGCCGGAACTTCCACGGCGAGCTGCGCAAGTTAAAGCTTTAGGGGCTGTGCCTACGATTCGCAGCACAAAAATCACTTGCCAAGATTGTGCGCACTGGTGGCAAAAGCGGTGCGGTTTGGATATTCCAGAGGCAGGTGGGACTTTTGCTATCCAATGTTCTTTTTATCAAGTTGATGAGTAATGGCCATCACGATCAACAGTAGGGCGTGCCAAGGCTGTGGTACGCAGACCACAAACCCAGTGCTTTGCATGAAGTGCTATCGCACCAGTCCGGCTGGGCGGGAAGAGGAGCGGATGGAACGGCTGCGTCGGGGTTACAAGCCCCAGCCTGATGGCGGCCCATGCAAGAACTGCATACATTGGAAGGCGCGGTGCTTGCTTGGGTTTCCCGAGGGTGGGACACTCGCGGCGGCTGTGCTTTGTTCCGCTAGGGAGGTTGACAGCCTGCTAGAGTAGTAGGGTACACGCCCTACCAGGCATGGAAATCCTCCAAGGCATCGAGTATCTGTCCACGCTCGATGATGCAAGTTTTGTTGCGTTTGATGTTGAGACCACTGGGCTTCAGCCGAAGTTCGGTGGTCTTCGGCTTTTGCAGTTGGCCACCTTCGGCAAGACTCCGGTAGTGCTGGATTGCTGGAGCTTTAGTGATGAAGACTGGATCACGCTCGAAGAGTTCTGCAGCGTTCCACGGAAATGGCTGGCGCACAATGCTGTTTTTGATCTTGGCTGGCTTCAGGAACATGAAATTTATCCGGAAGGAAAGGTTTTTTGCTCGATGTTGGCCAGTCGGATCCTGACGAATGGGCTGCCGAACTTGAAGCACGGGCTCCAGCACGTTGTGCATCGTTACCTTGGCCAAGACATATCCAAGGAAGAGCAGAAGAGCGATTGGTCGGGGGATCTGCGCGTGGAGCAGATTGAGTACGCGGCCAAAGACGTGGTGGTGTTGACTCAGCTGTGGGAGCCCATCGTGAAGCGGATGGCCACCGGGGTGTTGATGCCAGCCTGGGAGCTGGAGTGCAAGGCGCTTCCGGCGATGGCGCAATTATGGCGAACGGGCCTTCCCTTTAATAAGGAAATGCTTATTCAACTTATTGAAGACTTAGATATTGAAAACGTTGAAGTAGGCGAGCAGTTTATCGAGGACTTTGATGCTGCTCTTTCGCCGGAACATAAGCTGCACCGCGGGCTTGATGGGAAGTTGCTGTACCAGACGAAGCCGGGGCCAAAAGGTAAGAAGCCAGACCCGAATGTTTTCAACCTCAACAGTCCTGCGCAGTTACTCAAGAAGTTCACCGCTTTGCTTGGTGAGCCGCCGATGGACATGAAGAACGGTAAGCCGAGTGCCAGTAAATCTGCGCTTCAGGAATATGTTGGTGACCACAAAGTTGTTGCTGACTATTTGCGGTGGAAAAAAGTAGAGAAGCGTAGGCAGATGGCTGAAACTTTGTTGAAGAACTATTCAGCGGATGGGTTTATTCGTGCCAGTTATATGCAGCTTGGCGCTGATACAGGGCGCATGTCGTGTATTTCGCCGAACTTGCAGCAGGTACCGAGGGATCCACGGTTTAGGGCTGCGGTTCAGGCGCCGACTGGTTGGAAACTGGTTGTTGCGGACTATGGGCAGATGGAGCTGCGGCTTGCGGCGGCAGAAGCACAGGATCCCTTAATGACCGAGGTGTTCCAGCAGGGGCAGGACCTTCATACGATGACGGCGACGCAGATTTATGGGGTAGAGCCAGATGAGGTTACGAAGGAACAGCGGCAAATCGCTAAGTCTGCAAACTTCGGATTGTTATACGGAAGCGGCGCAAAAGGACTCAGAAACTATGCGGCTTCGACCGGAATCCAGATGGATCTTGATGAGGCGGCGGAGGTGCGGGAAAAGTTCCATGCTGCATATAAAGGCATCTCCAAATGGCAGCAGCAGAATGCTCGCGCTGCTGATGCGGCTAAGGACAATCCATCTATCCGCATACGCATCTCGGGCTTGCGGCGGTTTTTACCGGGTGAGCACAACAAACTCACCACCCGCTGCAACAGCCCCATTCAGGGGGCAGGTGCTGCAGTCCTCAAACTTACGCTCGGCAAATTGTGGCCTTTACTCCACGCCGATGGGGAGGACGTGGTGCGTTTGGCCGGCGTGGTGCATGACGAAATCATCTTGCTCGTCCGCGAAGAACACGCAGATGTCTGGGCGCTCCAGCTGCAAACCGTGATGGAGGAAGCTGAAGCTCGTTGGTTGGGTGATATTCCACCGCTTGCTGAAGCTAAGGTCGGGGATAGCTGGCAAGAGGCCAAGTGATCCAGGAAGATTTTGAGTACCGCGTTCGGATGCACACGCGTCACGGCGGTACTCACGATCTGTTCATCGTTGCTCCAGATGCTTTCACCGCACGGATGAAGGCACTGGAGCTTTGTCCTGAGCATCGGCCCCAGTCGGTCATGCGAGTCTCAGATTGTGTCTCATGAGTCGCGCCCGCACGGGAAGAGAGTTGGTGATGGAGTGGTTGATGCGGGAGATTCGTGCGGCGAAGACGGCGGATTTGCAAAGGGCTGCGGCTTTTTTGGAGTGGGCGCGGGATATACGGAAGGGATGTGCCAAGCAAAGGGGTGGGGCGCGGGTGGCGCAAGCTAATGCTTGGCGGAAGAGGGTGGATGACGATGTGCGGTGGTGAGACTACTGTGACGCAGTATGCTATTGTGTAGCAGACTAGACCGCAGGCCATGCCCCTGAACCACGGAAACAAGTACTACTGCCAGCTCCTGATTGACCCCAACCGTTACAAGCTGGCGGAGAATCTTGCGTCCCAGGAAGGCAAAAAGGTTACGGCGTACTTGCGGGAGCTGGTTTACGCGGGACTGGCGCTGAGATCGTCCGAGTACAAGGCTGCCCAGGAAGCGGATGATGCGGCTTGGCGCGAGTCGGTGAAGCGGCGGGTTGAGGGGCGGATGCGTTCCAAGCAAGAGGGAAAAGTGTCAGAAACTGACGCATGAGACTCAGTTGTGTTTCGTGATATACCGACAGCTGGAGCGCATAGGCTGTAGTCTTACACAGTAGTCACTTGAGAGCAATGACGCGTTATGTCGTCATGGTCGAGGATCGCTGGGTTACGGCGGTTTACGATTCTGGTAAAGGGATTGGTTTCACCCGATCCAAGGAGGACGCATCCTCGTGGGTCACGTATGAGCGGGCTGTCGCTGCGGCGAGAACTGTTGCTCAGTCTTGTAACTGCAGCGCTGCTGTACATAGCGTTGATGAACCCGCGTATCCCCAATCATGGAAGTAGTACCGTTCCAGGAGCAGCAGGACCCCGAACTGAGGCTCGGTGAGGGTCGCTCGCGTACCAGTTCCGACAAGGCTCAGCTGTTCGAGCTGAAGATCTGGTTGCCGGGGCAAGGGGCTATGCGGGATTTGGTGCGGGCTGAGTCGCTCCAGCAGGCGATTGAGTTTGCGCAGAACCGCTACCCGAAGTGCAAGGTGGAGGTGCCGACAGCGGCGGCGAAAAAACCTAAGCTGGCTCGTGCCAAGAATGGGCCGCGTGAAACGGCCCGCAGGCGTCTCAAACTCGTGGAGAAAAGGAATGAGTCAGCAAATCGCTGAGTGGGCACGCCAGTCGTGGGGTAAGGTCATTGTCGACCAGAACAGAGCAGACCTTTTGGATAAGCTCTACTTCTGGGACGGGCGGGACCAAAAGGATCACCCGCTTCACAGCACTTATACCGGGCTGTATCGCAAGTACACCGTCAATTAGGCGGAGTCGCGGTCCATTCCAAACTGATCGGCCAGGTTGTCTGCGGCTTCGCGGATAGCCCAGGCCGATTTTGTGCGTTCCAGCTGGTGGAGCGTGTTCAGGACAAGGGCAGCTTCGAGGAGGCCGCGATAATCCTGTTTGTTGAACAGGCTGACTAACCACTGGTCCGTGGCTGCCTTGTGGAAGCTGGACTCGGGGGTGTGCTCAATAGGTCTCATAAGTTGACAGCACAGCTTCTCTATACACTATGGCCGCTTGTTTAGTGTCAAACAGTCCAAGGTAGACACGTTCATTATTCCTTTGGATTCTTGCCGTCCATTTTCCTGTGACTTTGTGAAAATTCACTCCAAGATGTTTGCTTGGGTATGTACGGTTATTGGCCTGAGTAAAGTCATCTGCGAGGCGTAAATTTGACCATGTGTTATTAAAAGGATCTTGATCTATATGGTCGATGCTTAGTTGTGGATCTTCTCCTGTCATCCAGCGCCAAGCCAAACGGTGCGCAGGGTACTGGACGTTCTCTACGTAAATAAGAACAAGCCACGGTTTACCGCCTCTCCTCGTTCTTTTACAGCCAGCGACTTTCCCTTTTCGTGCGCCGGTTTTAAATATAAATTCTCCTGTTTCTTTATTATAGTCGTAGTAATGTTTAATCTTTTCTTGTGCAGGCAATTTACGAAAAGCCGTAGCCATTAGCTCACCGTGGGTCTTAGCAGGCTACTTCATCTCTTGCGTATCCGCAAGAACCACCCTGTGTCGTTACCCTCAATGAGCCAGCGCGGTAGCCAGTTTTTGCGGGAATAAGCGATGTTTGCGCCTCCCTTATTGCTGATGTACCCCCCATTGACCAGATCCGCCTCCCCAAAAGGATCTAGATGTATGAAATGAGTCGGGGTATAACCAGCAACAACGCTCCAATGCCCCGTACCGCTCGGGTTTGATACCGGCCCTTTATGTAGCCATCCGCAGGGAACAGGATGACCGTTGGCTATCTCCGCTTCTAAGTCTTCGACTGTGCCGTCCATTTCGAAGGTGGCGGTTAGTCCCAATGCTTTGAGGGCGGCGATCTGTGCTTTGGGGTCGGTTGTATCGCCGAAGCGGGCACGCAAAGCGTTGTACTCGTAGTCTCCGTTTACTTTTCCGTAGTAGCGGGCAACCATTGCACAGCTAGAGCTGAAGCACTGGCGCCAGCCACGGGGGCCGTCATCTGATCCAAGCTGGTATTCGTAGGGAACTTTGAGTAGCTTTTGATTGGGTGGGACGACAGGTTTAGCTCCTGCGTGCTGTTCCATGAGCTGGATCAGCTTTCCTGGGTAGTTTGGGTCGGTTGCGTAACCCTCCTTGTGAAGCCACTTTGCAGCTTCTTCGCGTGTAGCGGCGTTGTTGCAACCTTTGTAGTTTTTGTAGTCTTTGTACCAGTGATCGACTAGGTAAATAACGCAGGACAGAAGATCCGGAAAGTCGATGAAACTGTCAGTGATTGTGATCCACTGGCCGTTAATAAATTCTTGGGTTTTTTTGTCGCTGCCTTCACCTTTGAGGCCGAAAAAGTTGTTTCTGCCTGAGACTAGTTTTCCGTAGTTGGATTCCAGTGCCCATTGGGCGGCTACTAGTTCCGGGAATTTGGCGCCAGCGACACGGGCGGCTTCTAGGACTCCTTCCCAGCTGTTGGGGAATTGGGTCTGTTTGCCGGCAACGCTCCAGGTTTTGAACCAGCCTTGGTCGCGGCCCAAGATGTGAGGATTGGCCTTGTTGATTGCTTGCTCCAGCTCTGTAATTGCCGCCATCTGGTGGGGCAGAGCCTTGTAAAAACGAAACAGGTCGTTAAGACGGATTTTGTTAGTCGTCATGACAAGGCTCCACAAGGGGTATTAGCGGCGCTTTTTTGGGAAGGCAAGACGCAATGCCTGAAGAACAAGCTGTATCCAGCTGTTGGAGCGCAAGTTGCTCATGCCGATGATTTCGGAACCAGCGGCAACGATGATGGCGATGATGGCCACATGCTGTTCGGTCATGCAGATCCAAGAGATTTACTGAAGTTTAGCTGTAGTAGAGAAGAGTTTCGGCGCACGTAATAGTTTCTGTCGCTACATTTCAGGTAGCCACTGCTGGGTATGGACCATCGCATTGAGGATGGCGAATACTTAAACAAAAAAGAAGCAAAGGCAAGGTTTAGGCAATCAATTCTTAACCATTGGGATAATGCCTGTGCATATTGCGGGGTAGATCTGGGGCGTTCTGCGACGCTTGATCACGTGCACCCGAAATTTCGAGGGGGGCATACGCACCAGCAGAATTTGGTGGCGTGCTGCTTTGCGTGCAATATTTCGAAGTCGGCGGAGGATTGGCTGGAGTGGTACAGAAACCAGCCGTTTTGGGAGCCGCATCGGGAGGATGCGATTATTGCGTGGATTACTGAGGGGCTTGTTGCTTAGGGTCCCAGCCCATGCCTTCGAGGTACATCATTGCGATGTAGTGGTCTTCGGCGTAACGGCAGACGCTGCCTTTGCACGCGCGGTAATACAGCTCGCCGCGCTCGTTTTCTAGCTGGTCCAGGCTGAAGTCGTTGCCGTAGTCAGTGGTGTTGACGACGCTCATAAGTTTTTCGCTTCCAGTTTTGTTACACGTTGTTCGACTGTATTTAAGCGCGTGAAGGTTTCTTTTCTATCTTCCTTGATATCGGTGTGGAGTACTTCAAGTTGCGTGGCGATGTGTTCCACGGCACTTGTGAGGCGGATTACTGCATCGCGTGCTTCGTCGCTACGCCTGCTAAAGCCCATTGCGCCCATAGCCGCCACGGAAATTGATGCGCCAGCGATGGCGGCTACAACTTCAATCATGGCGGCAATAGCTACCTAATTAGGTTAGCGTCCCTGACCGACAAGTTTTTTCTTGCCGCGACGGCGTGGGCGGCTGTGCTGCCCGTAACCCTGACGTGTGGTTTTGGGGCGACCGGCTTGGTGTTCCAGTCGCCCTGTTCCGGTTTTCGCTTTTGTTGCCATCAGTTAGCCCAAGGCACGCCAGCAGCTTTCGACGGCGAGCGCTGTTCGTTGATTTGCGATTGTAGGGCGGCTTCGATCTCGGCAACCTTCTCGTCACCACCCAAGGCTTCTTTGACCCAGCTGATCACGGTGTCTTCGGTGAGGTCGGCGTAGGGAATCAGGTTGTCAGGGCGTTGAAAACCGATGCTGCCGTAGGCGGAACTGCTGTAAGTACCATCATTCGCAGAGATCGTGTAGTGGGCGCAAAATACATACCCGTCCTCGGTTTCGCGTTCGAGGTTGGCAATCGCCCAAGTAAATACAGTGTCAGCCATGAAAATAGTGGCAGTGGTACCAGAGTAGTCGTGTTGCAGCCAGTTGGGAAGGGTCGGCTGCCCACCCTTTAAAGAAGGTGACTACTGGGCTTGAGGCTTGAACGCCTTGGCGCAATCTTTCTCTGTAATGCCAAGTGCATCGAAGAACTCGCGCAGTTTGAAACTGTGGCTTTCGAGCCCGACAAATGAGTCGTACCATCCACCAAAGTCAAGACGCTGAGCTGAAGGCGTCCAAGTGATGTCGATACCGCTGTGACACCACTCGTCCGTGAGGTCAATTCTTTTGGGCATAAAAGTGGAGGTGACTACTGGGCTTCAAGCTCGGTGGCGATGGCAAGTAGTTCATCAACGCAGATCCATCGGCGTGTTGTATGGTCCGCTTCGCGGATTTCTTGAAAATGGCAGTGATTCGCAGCAGCACGCAGGGCGGCGGCAACAGCAGGCAGATAGTGCCAGTCATAAGGCTCGCCGCTGGCTGCCTTGTTGAAAGCCCAGAACACTTCCTGGGCGGCGGGTGAAAGTTCAGACATAGAAGTGGAAGCGACTACTCGTTGTCGGGTAGTTACTCAAGTGCGCGGCGGACACAAACACCAGTAAGATTCGATGCGATAACAACTACCCCGCCGCCTTCGCGGCACTGCCGGCCCATATTCGCTTCTTGGAAAAGCTGATAGCCAATAAAACCTAAAATGAAAACCCAAATTGCAAACGACAAAAACTTGTCTGTGTTAGTCATCAAGTTGCTCCAGTGCTCGACGGATGGTGTTCTCGTGCGCTGCGTCAAGCCGATCTGATGCGTCATCAAGAACAGCTAGCGCCTGTTCCTTCAGGCTCGGCGGCTTGGGGCGGCGAGCGAGGAGAAGTTTGTCTGCTGTTTCAACGTCAGTCCAATCGCGCACAAACCACTCATAACACGCCTCCAGCTCAGTGTCTGCACCCCATTGGGCGGCGTGACGAGCTAAGTCGTACTTAGTACTGTGATCTTGCATCCACTGCTCTACCAGCTCCGGCGGCGGGGCAATGGGATGCATGTAATCTTGTTGGGTCATGGTTTCTAGGGAACTGTGGCCAGGGGCAGGGTGTTGACGCACCGCTGTCCCCACCAACACTACCACACGGCGTCAAGCCCAACCATCCGGAAATTCCAGATAGTTGAGCCAGGTATTTTAGAGAGTAAGTCTACACGCCTTCAAGGGCTGCAACTTTGGCCTCAAGGGTTTCGATGCGAACCTGAGCTTCCTGAAGGGCTTTGATTGCCATCCAGTACATCTGCTGCTCTTTGACCCCTAGACGCTCTTCACGCGCAGGTTCGTCATCAGTAGCTTCCTTGGCTTCTTGGAAGATGGTTATCACCTCAGGGCAGCTCTCAGCCACTTGTTGGGCAATTACACCAAGGCTTAAATCTGCGTCGTCTGGCTGATCCTTGTAGCGGTAGTTGACGATCTCCCATTCCTTAAGGCAGTTCCAGGTGTCAGCAGCAGGGCTGATGTCTTTCTTGGCGTTGCGGTCGGAAAGGTTTGCGTTATTGGCGCTGAAGTTAGCAAGACCGCCATTGCTGCGGATCTGCGCTCGTAGCACCCCTCCACCCTGACATTCCAAGAAATCTCTTGTTGCATCGTTTTGATCATTTTCTGTCCTGATACTCAGGCCGTATTGCGTTCCATTGCTAGCAGCGCTAGAAATAACTAGAACATTGTTGTTGTCAGTATTATTTCTAATCTCGTGAACATTACTGTCGCTGCTAAGATACGATCCAGTATTGCTTGCCTTAAAAACACCCCGGCTGGTAATCCTCATCCGCTCCGTCGGGCTGCTCCCAGGACCAGTACCACTAGGTTTTGTATGAAACTCAATTCGGCTACCCGCCGTACTACCGCTGTGGTTTTCATCTGCAACGGCTTGGATTAAGACTTCCGCTGCAGAGTTTGAGTTTGCGCTAACAGTTCCCTTGAAGCCTATGGAGCCTAGGGTTTGTCCACTTGTAGGACTTCCTGTTTGGTTGCGGTTAATTTGAACTCCGCCACCATCGCCTAAAACGACAAGTTTTTCTAGAGCACTTGTAGACGTGCCAACTAACAACCTACCGGAGCTGTCGATGCGGGCGCGTTCTGTGCCTGTTCCGTATGTTCCGCTGTAGAACACATAAGCGTTAGAGCTGTTTGCACCAACATGCCAATTGCCCGCCGTGGATTTGTATTGAATAAAAGCATCGGTTAAGTTACCAACTTGTGCAACAGCGCTTGCGACATCAAGTGCATACCCAGGCGAAGTAGTGCCAATCCCTACCGCTCCTTCGTCGGTTACGGTCACTCTGACCGTTGATGAAGTGCCGTCGATAAAAGCTAGTTTTTTGTCGTCAATGGCAGTGGCATCTACAGCGATTCTCCAGGTCTGTGTGCTGTTTCTATTTCTAAGCGCCAAGGCAGCACCCAAGGAGGCTGACTCTTGAAGAGTTAGAAGGCACCCATCCGCAGCACTAGAAGTCCCCAGACCTAGTTTCCCGTCAGTGGTAATACGTAGTTTCTCGCCGTTGTTTGTAACCAGCCCAATAGGGTGATTTGAAAGAGAGCCAATTTTTACGAAATCTTGTCCGGAATCAGCCCCGGCGATCATTGTTTTGGTGCCATCAGAAGCTTCGTAAAAATGAACAGAGGTACCTCCTCCGTTTTGCAGATAAACACCAAGATTATTGCCTGTGCCGTTTCCGCCAATACCAACTTTTCCATTGGCGTCTACAACAATTTTCTGAGTGCCATTAGTCGAGATGGCTACGTTGTTTGCGGAAGGTAGATAAACGCCGTTGGTGGGGACGCTGCTGCTGGTTGGGATGAACGATGCAGCCGTGCTCGTGCCAGTGGTGACGACGTTCTGGCTGCCGAAGTTAGGGCTGATCTTGGTGCCAGCAATCGCGGCGCTGCTGTCCACCATCGCATTGGTCACTAGGGACCAATCGGTGTCGTAGTTGGTGCTGCTCGCCTTCCGAAGCACTTGGTTGGCTGTGCCGCCAGTAGGGAGATTGCTGCCCGTGGCGCCTTGGACGCCTGGAACTGCCAGCACAATCTGCGTGTCTTGCTGGTCGATGACCGCAATCTGCACTTCGGAAGACATGGATCAGTTCCGCGAATAAGTACGTTGCACGGTGGCAACACCCGTAAGCCAATAGTAACGCTCACCGCCAG